TCCAGTTTGAAGATCTTGCAATCTAATGTATGATGATAGAGGTACTCGGTCCTCAGGCATNGTTGCTATGACATCCTCATATACCCTTCTCTCTCTTCCCAGAGTCTCGCCTGCTATGAGTAAGGCCTGTCTGACTGTCTGCTCCTCAAGATCTGCCCTGATCGGTAGTAATTTCTCACGCTGTTCTGTAAGGATCTTAGATAAATTTGTATTCTCTACTGACGTATGCAATCTCTTGGCATCATAGACTCTAAAGTTGAGTAGTCCTGTAGCAGCAGACCAAGTGATACCGTCTGATGAAACGTGATAAGTACCAGATCCAGATTTATAGTTAACGTTATATGTATGAGAGGCAGTTCCATATTTAGGAAATACTATATGTAATTTGTCTCCAGGTTTAACCTCTAGTTTTGGTGATACGGGAACTTCAAACCACGGTGCAGGTGTGGTGGTTCCAAGGGCTTGCAGAATCTCCTTGGTGATAACTATGGTACGTCTGATATCGTTGTTGTTAGGCTTACCTGTTCCGTCATCTCCCCTGATCTCAATGGTGGCGTTTGTAGCAGGTGTCCCGGTCTTGGTCATTCTGAAAGCCAGCTTGAAAACGTTGTCTACTAGGGGGGTAAACGGCACGGATATGTACTCGTCATCCACGTTGTCAGAGGCGTTAGGTGTAGATTCTTCCTTGACTCCCAAAGAAGGTGCGAAATGTCCGTAGGCGTGAATCCATGAATACATTGTATCGTAAGACGAGTCGTCCCATGCTATAGGTGAATCCTTGATATACATTATCTTTCCAGAGTCCCAGTTCTGTGCGTCTATCCCTGCTAGGTTATTGGTTATCAGGAAACCAGAATCGTGATTGATCGGATCTCTTACCACTATTCTTCTGTCTGCGTTTATGTGCCAGTCCGCGTTGGCAGTACCTACGACTCTGGATATGAAACCTGCATAGGTATTGCCCAACTCGTTAATGTTTGCTAACGATATGTCAGTACATTCAGTACATATTCCCTCTGCACCCGTGGTATGTGTGAACGTGGATATTGGTGTTATGTTATTGTCAAACATGTGATCTGTGTCAGAGAACATGTCATCAATTAACTCATATACCTTGGTTGACGTGTCAGTTGCATCTAGATCTATACCGTTTGATGTCTTGGCCTGATTTCGTTTGATAGTAGTAATCTTTGCTTTTAGTACCTCACCCCAGCCAACACAGTTTAATTGTATTCTTTGTGATGCGGTCCCCGGTCTTAATATAACAGTTGATTTAACTTTACCATAGAACCATCTGGCTCTACCTGCGTTATTCTTACCTAAGTATATCTGTATGTCATATTCTCTCTTGATCAAGCATTTCTTACGTGCTGATGTATCTAACAGTACGCCTGCATTATCTTCCAACATTAGAGTGGCATGACCGTAAGATCCGTTTGCCTGTATTGTAAACTGTAAATCAGTCAGTCTAAAGTTTTGTACTGGGGATGACTGTGTCTTGGACGTCGTATAGGTATAAGCAATGCTACCGTCATAGTCATATATGTATATCTCAGGTGCGGATTCAGTTGGATTAAAACTGGGAGTCAGTGTCATAGCGGTGACGTCCCTGATGATGCCGCTGCCTGCTGTTCTATGTGTCTCATTCTGTTTTCAAGTTCCCTGTCACCTCTGGTTGACTCGAATCTGATATCAAACACCTTTTGCTCTGTCATTCCCAGAGTACCCATAGCCTCTTGAGTTATCGCGGTATTATTAAAGTTACTGAAATTTCCGTTAACAGCAAATGATTGTGATATTGCTCGCAGTCTGGACGCTGACGGAATTGATATACCAGACGATGCCATTATATTCAATCGTATTTGCTCTGCTACAGATATTTGTGTTGAAAACCATGTCTTGCCGTCCTGTCCGGGACCCCATAGAGACTGTCCCTTGTGATTGTATGCGACTCTCCATTCTCCTGCCTTTGAATTAGGATTAAAATTAATTCCTATTGATGCTATTGTAGCTGCCGCTCTTGCGTTGCTTCCTGCGGCTATGTCCATCATACGTTCATAATAATGATTAATGAAATGTTCAATTCCGCCCGGTCTTCCACTTGCAAGGTTTGTGTCAAGTTCTTGTTTTGCGGCTGCCATTTGCTGGTTTGCTATGTCGTCTGATCCGAATGTCTTTGCGGATGACTGTATGCTGCCGTATGTTTCCCAATGTTGAGGTGGACGTATGGCAGAACTGTATCCCATACCCAGTTGTTGAGTCATACCAAACACGTTGCCTGCTGATATAATTCTGTTACCCAGTCCGGTGTTTGCCATCATATCTGCTTTTCTGTTTGCGGCATATAAAGCATCTGATGCTCTTATAGGACTTGAGCCGTCTGCGTTTCTTTCTATCTGATATGCATCAGTAGCGGATATTGTACCGTTACCTAATGCAATATTATATGCTTTCTCTTGTGCTTGTCTTGTTGGTAAATTGTTAATCCAATTCATAGTACCCGGTGACATACCACCATTCTCTGCAAGAGTTCTTGCGACACCTGCTGACCTACCGCCTGTAGTATTGGTAAACTGTTTTGTCATGGTCTTTTGCATAACTGCCAACCTCAATGCCTCTGTTCTAGGTATGACGTTTGCAACTGCACCTATGTCTACAAACAATGCCTGCTTTATAAACTCACGATTGTCTAATTTCATAAGTCTTGATGATTCACTTTTACCTTGATCTTTATCTATTATACCTAGATCCAAACTGAACGCCTTTGCTACATCTCTCTCTTTCTTTGTTAATGTTTTATCCCCTGCTTGTGCTCGTTTATAAATATTGTTTGCTTCATAAATAGATATTCTTTTACCTAATATTTCAGAGAACTTTTTATCTTCTTTATTTGATATTAAATATTCGCCACCTCTGAATGTATCAAAATTATCTACCGGTGTTCCACCATATACTATATTACTACCAATCATTGAATATACCCCAAACTCTGCTAATTTCTTTATTCTATCTTTATTTTCTTTTTCTTTATACCATTCATCTGAATATTTAGGATACATTATAGAATCAGTTCCGTTTAAACCATTATATTTATCATTACCTCTATATGCACCTACCTCTAATCTCATTCTTGCATCCTCAAATAATGTTGCAGTTTCCTCGTTACTAATTCCTGTCACTATAGGTATTCCATATGAAGTCCTAACAAAGTTTGCAATAGGTATAAGATCAAATTCTTTTTGTACCTCTAAAGATGTCTTAGGTTCTGGTACTTGTGCATAAGCCTGATTACCTACAAGTTGTAATTTACTTATTCTTTCTAGTATACCAAATAAACCATTCTTTTGTTGTTCAGTTTTAGGGCCAGACGCCCCGTTAAAACCCGACAGAGATATTGCTATATTACTGTTTAATCTTTCAGTTGCATCAGACATTAAATCTTGATCGTTTTTAGCCTGTATTAAATCATTTCTATATTTATTTAGAGCAGTTCTAGCCTGTGTCCATGTCTCAGGTAGTTTGTCAAACTTTCCCCTCATATTAGAAGTTGATTCACCTAACTCATCCATACCCTCTTTACTCTCTCCTAATCCTTCGTTAAAGTCTTCTTGAATACCTAGGAATCCGTTTATACCATCTTTGAATCCATAAAAGTTAGTTTCATATGCTTGTAATGCAGTAGATATACCTAATATGATCCATCCTACTGGACCAAGTGCCAACTGTAATGCTTTAGTTGCTACTACTGCTGAATATGTTGTTTTAATACCTATATTCATAGCGGCTGTATTAATTCTATGCATTGCTGCATTACTTAATAATGAGTAATTACTTAATTTTAATTCTAAATTTCTTACTTTTAGTGCTCCAGTATTTGCAATAGTTGATATTTTATTTGCCACAGTTGATATTGTTGTTCCATCCATCATGGTCTTGTAAATCATTAATGAAGATACACCTACGTTCATAAGGTTTGCTGCAAATAACATATACACATCCGTAACTGCGGCTTTTTCTATCTTTAATTTATCTTCTTTTACTGCTAAATCTGCTTCAGCTGTTGCTATCTCTCTAGTAATTAGAACTGCATCTCTTCCGGCTCCGTTGCCTGCTTCCTTTAGTTTAGTCAACTGTTCTGTCTTACGTGCCAATAGATCCTGTGCTCTTGCATAACCTACTGCTGATGCGGCTGCTCTGTTCTGAACTCTGTCCAAGTTGGATAATGAGGTAAACGTTTGTACACCTGCCGTAGACAAGTTGAGCATTCCCATACCCATAGTCTGAAAGTTAACTGATGCTGCGGTTGCTGATTTACTAGCTGCATTAATACCTTGACTTGCCTGACTCATTCCACGCTGTACTTGCTGACCTGCCTTCTCTCCTGCCATGCCGGCCTGAGTTAAATCAGATTTAAATTGTCGAATCTTACCGTTAGCATCTGTAATATCTACTGTAACCCTAATCTTAGACTTTATCGTCATGATATAATATAACTCACTAGGTCTTTTAGAAGTAATTACATCTTGACTTCTTTGGTTGTGATGAATTTACCTGTTCGTCTACGTCTTGACAGAGTACGCTTAAATGACTTACGCCCTGTCTTGGCTCTCTGTACACCACTACCTCTACCTCTTCTAGAGTTACGTTTAGTACCTGTTAAACCTACTGCCTTTGACAAGTTAGAGTTAATATGTCTCTTGGATCCAGTTCTGTCACTCTTAGTAGGCGAGAAACTCTTCTTAAAAAATGGCTTATGTTTAACCATTAATGCTATACCCAGATCGTGAATAACCTTATCAACTGCTTTATCTAATATTTTTTGTAAGAACTCATTCTTTGGGGTACCTAATATTTCTACCTTCTGTCTAAAGAATTCCTTATTACCTATAAAATAATGCATTGCCTTACCGTTCTTTGCTACTATGGTTTGTGGTCGCATACCTTGAGTAATTCTACCGTAAGAATCTACCATATCTGTCTCTATTATAATCTGTTTCATTGACTGCTCTGTAATCTGCCAGGAATCTCGTAATTGTCCATCCTTTACCGGTGATAAATCTTTACATATTTTTAGTAATCCCTGGGCCAATAGATCAATAAATTCACGTTTATAGTTATTACTGTTACGAATTGACATTTCCATGTCCTTAATCATCTGTTTCCAGTTTCTATCAAATGTTATAGTACTAGCCATCTGCTTCTTCTTGTTGAATTACCTTTACACGAAGTAATTGATTGATATAGTCACGACCTTTATCTTTTAGTAATTTAATACCATCAGCCATAGAACCATACCCTGCTGACACATAATTATTTAAAAGTAATAAATCAGTGATCTCGGGAAAGTTATTTAAGGCTTTATTTCGTTCTTTGTAGTCTCCAACGATTGCTGAGCGTATTGCTTCACCGCTTCGATCGAACTCCAATTTACTAAAAAAATGAGTATTTCCTCACTTAATTTAGATATTTCTGCTACTGTCAGAATATCGCAAGCATCATCAAATGACATTGGGTTCTCTAGTCCTATTGCAGTTGTTTTTGTATAGAAATCTATATTGATTTTATCGGCTTCCACATCAGTTGTAGTTGTATCCGTACCGTTTGCCAATCTTACTAGTTTATTTCGTAAATCATTTACCGGTTTAAATTGTTTTGCGGATACAAAGTCTTTGAAAATAAAAGTCTTTATTATTTTATCGCCTCTCTTTACTATCAGAGATCCATTAATGTAATCTGTTTCAATCATGATAATAAAAAAGAAAAAGTAGTATATAAACACCTACTATTATGCGGCTGCGATAGTTACTGAACCTGCTCTTGCGGTGATAGATTCTCTGAATCCGTCTGCATTGGAAGCGGTCTTTTGTCTAGAGTATGATGTGATTACACAGTCAACAAATTTTAATACCTTATCTGGTGATGTAGAGATAACGTATTGTGCCACTCTTTCAGTTTTTGCCAAGTAATCAGTTTCTAATGTTACTGCTTTGACGAAACAATCTACTGAAAAGTCGATTCTTCTTGTTGATGCTTTGCAATAAACAATCTGGGCTGTGCCGTTAATTGCCTGTACTGACATACCTCTAGTTACAGTAGAACTAAATTTACTTTCTGGGAATGCTGCTGAATTCCAGTCAAACGGATCAACTCCACTACCTGTGTGTGTAATAGTTGCTGCTGATTTCTCAGATGCGTAGGTCGGTGATGCTGATGCATATGGACTGGCTGTCGTAGGTAATGTTATTTCTCTACACATAAATGTCATGTTTGCGGTCCAAATTCCTCTGTCCAAATTAACGGTGCATGAGGTAGGTCTGCATCCATACATTGCTGTATAGTTCTCAACACCATTAAGATATTCAGAAAACATCATATTCAATGATTCATCAATAGAACCTGTGCCGCCACCGGAAGGTGAAAAGGCGTAGTTAATTAATGTTGTATCAGTCATTTCAAATGAAATACTGAACGTATAGTTCTCCATAGTCTTAACGGCATCTATAACATCTTCGTTACCTAATACGTCTGTATCAGAGTGCTGAATATCCGGCTGTAAATTTATGTCTGTAACCTTGCCTACTGGGAGTAATGTGAATGTACCTGTTTTAACTACACCGTAATTGGCGGGTGTTGTAACGGTATCTCCTTCTCCTATGTATTGCAAGACCTTAACAAAATCGCGTTTGGATTGTATGTTATGTGCTGTTGCCATTGTAAATACTTAGTTAACAAGTGATATAAAGAAGTATTATTAGGTCTTTAGTTTAAACCAATTACACTCTAAGATACCCTGAGAAGTTACTCTTAGATTTGAATCATCATCTGTGCCTATGTATTCCCATGTTAATTCGGTGTCCTGGAATGACTCTATCTCACAATCTTGAGTACCTACGTTTAGAACACCATCCACTCCATCAGATTTCTTTAACCTTGTATTCTCATTAGGTCTTATTTCCCATATGATTCTGTTTATCTCATCTTGAAACAGGTTCAATATGGTGGGTGTTTCAGCCCAAATATCTATCACTATTTCTGTTCTATAGTAGTGTGAAAAATCACCGTTAGGTTCGTCCTCTACCATTCTCTCGGTATTTGTAATAGATGTCTTGATAATATTGGGATTTGTCATAAAGTCTTCTTCTACATCCATGCTAGGTATGTAAGTTAAAGGTTCTATGGTAGGTGTTATTGATGATGTATTACTAGCAGTCCAGTTCTCTTGTATATGTGCTGCTATGGTTACATCCATAGGCTCTCTTGAACCAACCAGGTGTCTGATAGTTACTGTCAATCCTGTGATACAAATCTAATGTGATAAGATTCGCCTCTTACTGAAGTTGTCTGATCCATGAAATCATCTAACATCTGCTTGCCCATGATAGTGCGTTGTGACTCTGCCCTAGGATCCCTCTGTTCCTGTAGCATGCCTGCGGCTAACTGATTGGCTATTGATTCAAACTTTATGGGTTTATCGTCCCCTGTAAGTTCTAGTCTGATATTAAGTTTAGAGTTAATAAAATCTGTTGCAGACTGCAATGCGCTGGTCACGCCTGTCGGTGTTACTGCCTTTGCCGTTCCATAAACTAGCGTCTCGACTGTAGCAGCGGTACCATAAACCATGATAGATATATGTATTGGTCGATTACAAGAAGTAATTAGTTTAAATCGTCTCTGAAATCATACATACGATACATGACTCTTCTCCATCTTAAACCAAATCTTCTCCATGTCCGTAGATAGTATATCTGGTTGTCTATTTCCTTGTCTGTCAAACGCTGAACTGTTTTATCCATGGATTCGGTTCTGTTGTGTACGGCTGCCGTATGCCAGTTTAGTTCCTTGCCTTTAAGATTGCCAGAGGCATCATTGACTGATAACACTGATCGTCTGGTATGGTCATATGAATACAGTAATACGTGTCCTAATCCGTGTGACATCATTGCCAGNTTAGAAGCCATACGCATGTCGTCTTTGTTGTCTAGAATAAACAGATCTATCTCGAATTGGCCTACCTTCTCATGAGGTATGAGGTCCGATAGACTGCCTGTGTCTCCCGTACGCCAGTTATATTCTCCGTACATTTTACTATACATGGTCGTAGGAAAAAATCTTACTCTGAATTTCATAACCCTGGCCAAGGTGTATTCTCGGGTTGACTCGTTCTCAATGTGAGATATGTGATCTTCCAACCACTTGTACATGATCTTAGTATATCTCATTCTTTCATACAAACCGATATTTTTAAAACCGGTGAATTTTATGTCCATAATTAAAAAAGAGGCTAATCCTCGTCTACCATAAATCTTCCACTCTCTTGAATTGCTGATCCATTTGACTTTATGAATTTGTTCTTCAATGTGGATGTTTTATAGTTCTTTTTCTGTGTCTCAATGACTGCCAGTTCTTTATCATTTAACTTGAGTAGTTTTGCTTTCATATCAAGAAGTCTTTTTTTCTCGATATTATACTCTATAGTCTTGATTGTCAATCGTTGGTAGTTCTCTTCTAGGTAATTGAGTTCCACATTAATCTGTGCTATAGTTAGTTGAACCATAAAAAAGAAGGGAGTTATCTAGTATATAAGTAGGTACTAAACCGATTTATTAGATACTACTCTTCTGCCTAGACCTAATACAGCGAATGAGGCTAATACGCCTGCTATCACTATTAGTTTTACATCACTCCATAATGCCCTGCCCTCAGTAGAATCGAATCCATAGGATATAGCACCTATGCTTACGTATCCAACTGCGCCAAAGACCAGGAGTGATATAAGTACGACTTGGATTTTACCAATCATATTATCATCTATCTTCAGAATCATAAAAAAGAGAGATATAAAGTAGTATATAAGTACCTAAACTACAGATATATAGATGGCTATTATCATGCCTATGCATGCTATAATACTGAATGTTCTCTCCCATCCCCATTTATTCTTATTAGACGTATTGTCCCTAAACTCTTGCTGTACCTTGTGATATTCTTCCTGTTTTGTGATTCTATTGCATAGATCTGATATTTTTATGTCCATTACGTCAAGTTTGTCGAAAATACGTTGAAGCAGCATATCTTCCATGTGGTATATAATATAAATGTCACCTAAAGAAAGTAAAAAGGGAGGGTTAGTCCTCTAGGTGATTTTGGTAAAAGTTGTGNTCNNCTTTCCAAGCATTTGCGATTGGTTCAGCGATTAACTCTTCTGCCTTTTTATCCTCTACTGTTGCATGGTAGTTACCATAGGTTTCTTTGAAATCCGTAAAGTCATCTAACACTTGGTTTTGATAGTTAATTTTACCATCAGTACCAAATCTTATCTGGTTCTCACGTTCAATTTCTGCTACAGTTTTTCCATCATACAGAACTTCACAACCGAATTGTGCTTTTTGTGTATCTGCAAATTGGTTGTTGTCACATATTGCTGATCTGTTAATATCCATTGTAGTACTTGTGTACTTGTCAAATGGTACTGCCTGTATGTCAGATGTGAACTTGTCTTGTAGGGAGAATTGATAGTCGTCATCCCCAGTTAACATATTCTGATAACCTGCACCTACTACAGATAACAATGTGTTTTGTGCTCTGCACTCTTCAATGGCTTTAACTATGTAGCCTATTTCACCTTTGTATTCAATATGGTTGTATGTCCATTTATCAAATGAAGACATTGTTATTTCGCGAGGTGCTTGGAAAACTGCTGTAGTCTTATCCATTCCTTGCGTACAAGTGTCTAACTGTTTGAGTAAATGATATAATACTGAATCATCTGTGTTTGCAACACCTCTGTCGAGTTTGTCTCCAAGTTTTTGAATCTTTAACTCTAGTGGTGTGAGTTTTTCCTGTTCTACTGCAATTTCGGCCAATGCTTCTTCCGTAAGTCTTGCAAGTTCTTGATCATATATCTCGTTTGAGAGTACAGCCTTGAATTCTTTCAAGTCCTCAATGGTGAATACATCTCTAATGCCTTGCCAAACACACTGATATTCTATTGCGATTTCGTCAAACGTACATGATTGACCATGTGATTGAAATGGTACCTGTACTACTGACTCTTCCGCGTATGCGTATGTTGTAGTTCCTACTGTTAGTAGGACCACTAATGCTAGTATTTTATTATTCATGTGATTCTATAAATGCGGCACCTATTTAAAGTTTACTGAGATAAAAAAGAGTTTTGATTAAGTATTAGCCTAATCGTTTTTACTTGAAAGAATTACATAGGCTGTTGCATCTAAGACGACTGCATTGACTCTGTGTGTTGCAACAATGTCAACGGATTGTCTTACGATGTTCTTGCCAAATTCGAGTTCGATATCTCTGCCTACTGCTAGACCAAATGCTTTACCTTTCATGAAACAGATATTTCTAGCTGCGTTATTAAGGTCTGTTTTAATAGAGTTGGTGACGAATATCTCAATACCGAAGTACAGATTGATTCTACCTTGTCTACTAATTTCAGGTGAACTGTTTTGGATAAAGTTAACTATAACTGTATCTTGTATGAGTTCTTTTTGTGCTTTTGGTGTCATTGCAATAACTGCTGAACCGTTTTCTGGGTCGTGACCTTGGGATTGGAGTCTTACTTTTGCTGCTTCAATTCCGGCTGCTTTCATGACACCTAGGGCGTCTTCTGCTGCGTTGTCTGCGACTGCTGCACCTGTAGTAGCACCTAAATGGTTTGCACCAAAGTCTACTGAGGTACTGGCTGCGATTGTTGATAAAACAATAGTTACTTCATCTTCAAAGGCTCGTGTTCTAGCTGTTTCACGGATCTTCTCGAGTAAGTCTTTTGGATATTTCTCAACTTCTGCTTTGAGCACGTTTTGTCTAAAGCCTCTAACTGTGTTAGCGGAGACTTCGGTTGCGGTCAAAGTGGAGGTTGCTGGAGTGATATCTGTTGAGACATGCTCTGTGATAGTTCCGAATGCGGGGATGTCGAGAGTATAGAATCTTACAGTATCATNTCCTTGCGGAATGACTTTTACTTGTACCCACGGTCTAATAGTTTTTACTAATATACCACCTGGTAGGATAACGATTTGTTGTCCTACATCAACTCCAGGAATTGTACCAGATGTTGATACGGCCTCTGAGAATTGACTTGGTTTGAATACACTGTGTTTTTCTAAGAATTCCTCTTTGTCGATTTTAATAGATACTTGTTCTCCGGAGAGGACTTTTTCTAATAATGTGACTTGTTCATCTACTTGTGCTTCTTCCCATTGTTTAGGAGATACACTTTCGCTGACTTCGGATTTCTTTGCTTCGGTTTTGACTAATTCCGTTTGGATTTTAGCGGTTTCCTCGGCTACTCTTTTCTCTACCATATCTTTGATAGAGTTTTCAAGTGATGTTTTTGATTCAAGTTCTGCTGCTTCATCTTTTGCTTTTTGATCTGCTTTACATTTTAGATCGTCTGCTGCACAGTCTTCGGCTTCTTTAGCTGCTACTGATTTCTCAGCGGCATCTACTTCTGCTTTTTTAAGGTGTGCATCGAGTCGGGCTGAAACGGCTGCATCTACTTTTGCATCAAATTCTGCATTTAGTTCTTGTTCATTTTTTTCACTAGTCATTACTTTATTATCTAAGGTTTCTGTATTAATAGAAGTAATTACACCCTCTGTTGACACGATATTACATTTAGTGGAGAATAATTCAACTGAATGTTTACCACATTTTGATTCTGATAATGATAATGAGACTTCGGGAATTCCTGGAGACTCACCTAATAGAATAGACATCTCATTGAATGATACATCAATCGGAGTAGACATACAATCGCCTCCATCTGGGTGGCACAGAGTAGCCTCTTCGTTTGCGGATAATCCAAGAGATACTTTAACTTCCTCACCTGATGATATTAGTTCGGATACCTGAGTTTCTACCATTGCACTTGTAATAGTGGCTTCGTAGTTGAGATGTTCTTTTTCTGCATCCCATATTAATAATGATTCGCCTATGACTCCCATTTCAGTCTTGTCATGGTTTAAACGTAATGAAACTACCTTGTTATGTCCTTTGGCTAGTTCAGAAGCGAAATAGAAATTACCGTTAAGTGATTTACGAGGCATTGCAAGTGTGCCATTTACTTTTAACATGATTTAATTGTGTTCTATACCATTACAAGAAGTATTTAGATGTCTAGTAGTGATAAGACACTCTTTATGGTGTTATATTTATATATTTTGTTTAATTTTAACTCCATGTTATCCAATGTACTATTTACATCTACTTCCATATCTGTATATACCACTGAGTTTACAGGTTTGTATATCTCCCTCAATATCTTAGAAGATGTAATTACATTATCAGTGTATGATATTTTAGAACCCACTTTTGAGTTAAAGCCAGTTAGTATCTTACCCTCAGTTTTTATTGATACAGGTATATCTATTCTTGATTCTACTTTTAATATTGCGTGTGACCAAAGTAATTCTTTAGGTTGTTTTCTGAATTTTCTTTTAGATACTCCACCAGATGCTATGAATTTAGTATTGAATATTGCTTTGTTAAATAGAGTCGAATTAAATACTGCCATTAGGCTTGATAACCTATCATATAAATAACCAAACCTGCTCCTGCTATAGTAGAACCTACTTGGTCAATTATAATCTCAATCTTTGCGTTATTTGCAAGTGCGGTATCTGTTAATGCAGGTTGAGTGGCGGCTGTGCTAGTGTGAAATTCTGACACATCAATATCCAGTTTATCAGTTCCCATGATTGTTGTACCTGCGTCATGTACATCCACTATTATACCTGCACCTGTTGGAGCAGTTAATACAGATGCTTTAATATCAGTAAGTGTCATGGCATAAGGCATGTAAAATGTGAATACGGTTCCTGTTGCTAAATCTGTTTCATTATCACTGGCTGCAACTATCAATGCTTCTGGTCTAGTGTTTAATGCAGTTACAGTTGCCTTGGCATCTATAGCGGCTTGTAATCCTGTAGTTCTTGCGATAGTTAGGTCGCCATCTGTTATGGTTGCTTGTTTACCATCTATAGCGGCTTGTAATCCTGTGGTCTTTGCTATACTTAGAGTGCCATCATCTATGACGTGATCGTCATTCCATTCTGTTTTGTTAACTTCTGCACCGTCTTCGTCATCAGATGTTGCTACTGTACTGTGTGTGATTGCCATTAACCAATAATCACCCTGAATTTGATCTTAGAGTCTTTAAGAGATTCAGTACGGTCTTTACTTGGGGAGAATTCTAATATTATTTTACCTTCTTCTTTTATTCCTAGTTTACTAGTGAACTCTATTATTTTTAATCCTTTGTCTTCTACAATAGCGTCTAATAATTCTACTTTATCTGCAAAGTCATTTTTCATTACTAATTCAATTCTATTAGTTGAACCGAGTTCTGTAATACCTAGATCAAGTAAATCTACCTCTTCACCTTCTTTATAGAATCTAATCAACTTCCTTCTCCCATAGAATCACTTAATTTATCTAGTATATTCATTTTCTTTATTCTCAATTCGGATTCTTCATTAACCCTTGTGAACTCACGTTGTTCTTTTACATCTAATTGTTCTTGTAACTTTAATCTCATTTCTTTTTTAGTCATTTTAACATCATTTAATATCTCCTGTAATACCTTGTTATTTTCTTCATTGTAAGAAGTATTTTTTAATATGGATTCAGTTGGTTTTGGCTGTTCAGGCTCTTTATTCTGTCCACCCATCTTATCCGTAGGAGTTACTGATGTGATAGGGAGTGTATCTTCCATATCAGCCATGTTAATCTTGACATCCGTGTTCTCTGCCAAGTATGATCTTACTTCTGATCTCTTGATAGTTCCTTTCTCAAATAATGCGGTGACATCTTGAATTGAGAGAACGGATTCTGAATCAAACTGGAAATCTACTTTAATATCTACAATTTTAGGATTGAAACCCATGCCTTCTAGAACTAGATCGAATACCTGCTTCTTTAGACCTAATCCGAATCTACGTTGAATTCTTTTAATCTTTAATTTAATAATATCACTAGCGGACTCGGAAGATGCTCTTGCGGTGAATCCAGCAGTTAATATCTGGGATGCGAATTGAGTACCTGCTTCTATGACATCCTTTTCCATGTGCTCTATGTATTTATCGAACTTTGAAGCGGGATTAACTTCGAATACCTCTGCTTTAAAGGCTTTATCTGTAATGATTTTAGCACCAGCACCCATCTTCTTGAACTCTTGTTGTTTATCCTCAATGAAATCCTCACCTACGTCTTCGAACTGAATCATCATCATAGGAGAAGCGTAAGACTTGAATATCTTGACCATGCTATCTTCTATGGACCACATTTCCTCAACAGATGACTCAATTTGTTTACCGTTGACCTGTTTAGGGGTTACTATAGATTGTGCTAAGGCTCTACCCCACATCTCTTGTCTTCTACTAGTTAAACGTAAGTGTGCTACATCTTTAGAATCTATAACTATATCTTTATCGTTAACATGTTGTGTATATGATATAACTTGACCTGATTTATCTCTTTGTGCTCCTATCATTGTTGTTATGTCTATCTCATCTATGTCAACTACCTTTTTACCTTTACGAATTAATTCATAACATACATTTCCTACTATAACATAAGAATGACACCCATCTTCGACCTTTTCTTCAATATAATTGTCTGCAATCCACTTTTCCAAGGCTGCTACTGCTTTCTGATTTTTACCTGAAATTACCATTCCACTACCCAAAATGAGTTGAGTATACGTGTCTGATGCTAGATAAAGACGAGAATCGTGATCATTTAGGTAGAAAATCTTGGCAAATGATACTTCAGGCTTGCTTCCTTCGGCCCATTGATTGAAATTAACTTCACTTTTTATACCTTCTTCTACTACAAAGGCGTTACCTTCTGATTTAATGGGATTAAACTCGATTTTATCAAACAATATGCTACTTATTATGATTTATTGATTTACAAGAAGTATTATATTATCTTATACGTAATTTACCGGATCCGTTGACTCCTCTAGCTGATAATACCTCATTTGTTCCAGTTAATTCTATTTCTATCTCTCCTATGTAGTTTGTATCAAGTTCTCCTATTTGTGGCAGAAATTCACCCGTACCGGCTGCTGCTGATACTATGTCACAGTCAAATTCGTCATATAACATATTATCCTGATCTCTAAATCTTATTTTTAACGTATATCCAGTCAGATTCTGCACATTGACCATTTTAGGTTCAGTGTATATGGTAAATGATATTCCACTACCTGTAGTAGACGTATAGTCCTCTGAAATCCATTCTTCTGTTCCAAGTTTCAATATAAGCATANACACTTAAATACTACTGTACAATAAAGGAAGTATGGAATCAATCAAATACGACGATGGTAAACCTAAGATGGGCTTGTGTCCGCCTAATGCGATATTCGCAATGGCTAGAGCCATGACTTATGGCGCCTTGAAGTATGATTCCTTTAACTACAAACAGGGTAAGGGTTTGGACTGGAATAGATACTATGACGCTCTAATGAGACATCTATATGCATGGATAGGTGGAGAGGAGTGTGATGAGGAATCCGGACTGAATCATTTAGATCATGTACTTTCGTGTGCCGCCATGTTAGCCGATGCCCGGGAATCTAACATAGGCGTTGATACTCGTTTCAAGAAGTAGGTGTTAATATACTACTGTGTGTTTAAAAAAAACATGCTAGCATATCATACTCCTCAAAGCGGGATGGATATGGAATGGAATCCTAAATCTAAGAAATTCCAATTTAAATACGTATCTCCTTCTCTTACTTTGGATCATTACGAAAAATATGGAATCTACGAAGTGTGCAGAGTGCCAATGCACTTGGACAATCAGGCATTAACCTATGAGTTGATGGCAAACGACCAGGTGTCTCATTTAGTTAAGAATGGAATCGAATTGATGAGAGTTAACGTAGGTTGCTATATTTCTATTCTGTGTCATACTGAATCGATAAATGTCCAGAGCCACTAAACCGTAGGTACAGGTTGCCCTGGAATGCATCACCCTCATCAAACGGATTATCTCTTGATTTAGCAGGTTGACCGTTCTTTCCGAACACTATTGTCATTAGTTGTTTTTTTAAGTTTAAAAATTTAGGATGAATTCTGACTTTGAGTTTTGCTACCTTGACAGATGCCTGTACGGTCATCTTACGACCTGACTCCTTGTTTGATATACCTGTAACGTTTAGATGCAGAGTCTCACGCATATCCTTTATGATCTCAGGGTTTGCCTTGTCACATCCCCACTTCCTTACTGTAAACAGGTCAGATAACCTACCTAACTCGGTGATCATTGACGTAGCAGACTGTCTGGCGTATGACTTTGAATAAATAACGTAAGGTATGTTATCTCTCATCTCTGTTATACATATGCCAAACTGTGACGTACCGAATCCTGGATCACAGAATCCTAGACGGTTCTTGTCACCTAGTTCGTACTCTATCTCGTAATCCATATCTGTCACGGCATCCAGTGCCTCTGTAGAGTATATGTCACCCACGTTGGCTCCCCAGATTCCCTGAAACTCCTGTTGAAATGACGGTAGTTTGCGTGCTTCCTCAATGTAATCATCCGAGAAGATGGACGTACCCGTGATCATATCTTTTTCCAGTCCCCTGTCCTCATACATCTCAAATCGTTTGTATTGACATACCGCATCCGGTTCCTGTAATATCTCGTAAAAGAAACCCTGTGCAAAGTCACCTGCCGTTGAAACCCATATAACATAACTGTCTGATTTACCCCTGTATCTCTCACCTACCGTTCTGATTGGCTTGTCATCTTTAAGACCTGTAAAGAACGCTGCCTCGTCTCCGAATACGCATGACACCCTTGGAATACCTCTGACGGCATCGATGTTGTTTGAAGGATATACCTGTATGTTACACTTTCCTATCTGTATCTTGTACATGCCGTGATCCTCATAGTCTACTCTTTCGTTTGCGAATTGCTTGATTCTCTCGATGAGTTTCTTTGCCAGCTCGATGTTTGGACCGGTGAATATGACGACATCCTCGTTTGCCTGAAAGAACGGATCGGTACATGCTCTGTGAAGAATCCACATCAGTATGAGTTCTGTCAAACCCAGACCCGTTGCCTTGTAGACAGCAACCATCTTTGAAGCAGAGTCCAGTCTGCCTTTGTCCAGGTGTTCCAATATTTCCTGTTCGTACAGATAACAAGGATGAAATATGCCGTCACGTTCCGGACCTCCATTTGGATAGAATATGTAGTGCCAGAAACAGCATGTCTGTGTCTCAGCCATCGGATTATAACACCAGAATTTCTCCGGGTATGATTTCTTTTCGACTACCTTGCCTTCCGTATTTATGAAACGCTTAGTCTCTTCCGAGACAAAACCTTTAGGCATTATTCGTCCTCTAGTTTATCTACGGTACATTTCATACATACCCATTTACCTCGAAGTTTTAATAACCAACAATCACAATCAGAACATTTATAATTATGCATGTCAGTCAGCCTGCTTACCTGAATGTCTGCTTCTAACATGATACTTCATACTTTTTACAGTGCCTGGAATCATCTTGCCACATACGGTGCATTCTATTCCTCTCTCAATTCCCATTATTCTTCATACTCCCTGTTACACACCTTGCATAAATATGCACCATTGTTGTCACTGGTCCAAGCGATACACTGATGTGAATCCTTGTCAGTCAATTCTCTGATTTCTCCTCTCCTGTTCCTCTGATATTTTATAATGTGATTCCGTACGACAGTAGCCACATACGTTAGTAAATGCAGGTCTGTCGCATTTTTCACACTGATTGATTTCTCTAAGATGATCTTTGCCATCAAATGACTTGCGCAGACCATTTATGAAGTTGGTTATAATACTCATATATCTTCCTCAACATTAGTACTATTTAAGTACCCCCTCTTCTTTGCCACCTCTTCATCTCTCTGACCATCCTCACTAGGCAGCATNGTCAATGTCTCGTTTCTAACCCTGCGTTCCTTGTTGATTTTCTTGATGTGTAAAACTAGTTCTATCTCAGACATCATCTTGATCTGGTCTTGGTGAATTACGTGCTTTGCCATTTCAAACTTGAGGAACAACTCTCTCTCTTTAGGCTCCAATACGTCTATGAGTTTCTGGACCTCATCCAAGCGGTCTATCTGCTCATCCATTGTGTGTTGTTTACGTACAAATTCCGCTGCATATTTCTCAACTGCATCCTCGTCATACCATTCTTCAGCGTCTCTTCTGAACTCCTTGATGTAGACAGTGCATGAACTTACAGATACGGTACCAAACTTGGCAACATATTCCGGATTGGCGTTGAAT